GCCGTTATTATGAGTTGTTGAAAGAGAGGGGTACTCATGGTTTTGATATTGATTATAAGAACTATGATGGTACCATTCAACCAGCAGCGTTTGATTTTTTCCTTGGTGTAACTGATCATTATTATGGTGTGACAAACATGAAGGAAAGACATGCTTTGATTCAGACTTTGCAGTGTAGTCATCATTTAATTGGTAGCTATATTGCAGAGTCAGCTCAAGGTAATAAGAGTGGTAATCCTCTTACTGATATGTTTAATTCGATTACCAATGTGTGGCTTATTTATGTCGTGTATCAAATGACTCGTGAGAGTACCGGTTTGGATAGTGGAATGGAAACGCAGCTTGATAATTTTGATTTTTTGACTTATGGTGATGATGTTATATTGTCTGCTACTGATGAGTGTTTAATGTATTTTAATCGCGTTAGTTTTGCTTCTATTGCTAGTTATATGGGATATAAGGTTACAGCAGCTGATAAGAATGCGGAACTTCAACCGTATGAGAAAATAGAAGAATTGACTTTCTTGAAGAGTGCTTTTGTTCAAAGAGCGGGATACATAGCTGCCCCAATGCCAAAGAAGGGCATATATAAGCAGTTGATGTGGATGTCTAAAGAAGTCGAAGGTGATGTTACTATATTTCACGAGCAAATAAAGAACGCGTTGGGATTTATGGCACACCACGGATATGAAGAATATCAAAAACTGCGGCTAGAGTTGAGTGAGCTCGGAGTCTATACTGAGGATAGATTTAAAGAGTTTGAAATTGCCATTCGAGAAAAACAAGCGGAAGCGCAAGTTGAAGATGGACATGGAAGATCAATTGTAGACGCGGAGGAGGCAATGTTAGTGGATTATGATGTAGGTGCTGATTTGGACGTGGCGTACGACGATTATTGGTTGTACGCTAGTGAAGAGTAGTATTGTATATTATATTGTGTGTTGCTTTGCGTAGTTAGTTAACGGACCGTATTCCCTACTGATTCTCTTAAAGATCAGACTGATTAGGGCGATAACCGTTTTAATGCTGTAAGGGTCTGTGTGACGAGCAGTTAACCCTGGACATGTGTGGATTAGTCACCCACAAACTCTCGCGAGTATAAAGTGATGGTAGCTA